TGATTCATCTTGCGTAAACCCAAAGATATTCTTTAGCAACCAATCCTTGGTGACAAACTCGCGCATCCTGTCAGCCAAATCTGTTTTAGCTGTCAGGATTTCTATCTGTGCAAGTTCAAATATCGCACTAGGAGTTGTCATCCCTATATCCCAGTCAATAGAGTCAGGATCAATACCCAACGCCGCAAGATGAACACGGACAACTTGTTTCAGTCCGTTCCTTATCTCGCGCTGAATTCGCATCACAGTTCTCGCAAACCGGACATCCTCAGAACTCAAAGACGCACGACTAGTCTCTCCACCAAAACCAAGATGAGAACGAGGCACCTTCAAACTCGAAAGTAACTTGTCTCTGAAATACTCAACATCGTCCATCATCTGAGCATCCGGACCCGCAATAGTCTCAATGCGAGTAGCATCACGACCACCACGACTAGGAATCCAAAAATCCTCCTGTGGACTCATAGGATTCAAACTCAAATCAATCTTTCCAGAACTATTGATAAACTTCTTACGCCTATGTTGCGCTTTCACCTGATTAACAAAGCCAATAGCCTCCTCTTGTGGCATATCAGCAACATCAATATAAAAGGCAAACCGAGCCGCACTACGTGTTAGCTTATAGATCAAAGCGGAATCTTCTAGCATCACCAACCTACGCCAGACCCATCTAGCCGCATCAGTGACAGAATATCCATACTTAGCATTCAAACCCTTAGACTGCAAACGCCAATGTACAACTTCCCATGGCTCAAAAATAACCGGACCGCCCGGCACCATCTTCGCCTTGCCGGAAGCGACCTCTTTTACCATCTCCGCATTAACGCTAAATTCACCCTTTGAATCTTGGACATAACCAACCAGAGAGCCATCAGGATGTTGAACACGTTGAACTGTCGGGACAGGTAAATAATTCAACCCCGCAACTCCGTCCTTATCAATCAGAATCTCTGCAAAATTATTACCCATTTTACACAACACACGAGAAATGCCAAAGATATCCTCTTCAACTCTCAAACGAGTATGCAGGCATTCATCTATTACAACACGAATGGTGCTATCTTTACAAATAGCCCAAACGGTCTTCTTTTTTTGTGTGTCCGGTATCGTTGCATCATCAGCATAAATATCCAACGCAGACGATATCTCAGGATATTGATCCATTCGCTCGTAGTCAGCATAACGCTCCATCAACCCTTGAGGCAACTCAAGAGACTGATTCATTGAATGCTCGAAGTCTCTACCCATAGCAAATGCCCCGCCGCTAGCACCACGAGGGAGCCTTGACGAAGCACGCTTGATTTTAGACATCGTAGCTTCTTTGTCTTTCTCAAAGAAGCCCCTGACAAGCTTAACACTATTATCTATAAAACCCATATGTTTTAGCCAATAGAGAAAGGTGAAACAAACTTCTTCTTACTCTTCTTCTCAGGCACAGGAATCTTACCTCCAGTAACCCAAGCCACACCATTAGCCGAATGTCCTCTATCTTCTATACCAGAAATCATCCCAATAGGCAAATCTTTTAGCAAATTAGTTAATCCATGACAAACACCTGCAACTGCATCCGCTAAATCTTTCGAGTTATGAACGAACACCCCAGACGATAATTCAAAGTTAGAAAACTCATCAACCTCCAAGTCATATACAGGCACAGGAACTTTCAATTCAACCGGAATTACATTCTTCACACTACGATTCTCGCCAATCCAATCTGAAAAATCACCATCCTCACGGTTGACAAATAATATCTTATTAGCAGGCATCAAACTGTCAACACCCGGAATCAAATCACTAGCAGCCTTATAAGAGCCATCACGCAACATCCAAAGATGCTCAGGAGTACACCTCTCTACAGCCCCGTTATCCAAAACTATATCCACCAACGATACAACATCTTTTGTTTTTCTACCGCGAGCCACCCCCGGCACAGTACGTCCATCACTCGTGCATGAATACACCCAAACCTCTTTACCTTCCAACTCAGAAATCATTGGACAACTGCCATCAAGCAATGGAATTCTAGTCTCTCCAACAAAACAGCCCGATAGAGGGTGGTCAATCTTCCCGCGCAATGAATCATACTCCAAACTACGCAACTCTGTAAGGAACGGATTGTACTCATAAAAAGATATTCTCTTCTCATACAAAGCAGTCTTCAACGTGTCATAAGGCACTGTTGTCCTATCTGTACTCACTACAGTAGACCTCGCCACACCATGTTGCTTCATCTGTTGAATAGTATCCGCAGATTGAAAAGAGTCACAAGAAAATCCTCTAATCTTAAAACCATGCGCTTGTAATTCATAAACCAAACGCCGGACTTCCGCTAAAAATATTTGGTCGCCAACAGGGGGAGAAACCTTCAACATGAAATCAATAACAAGAGATGGTGCCTTATCCGAATACTCTTCCATCGTATCCCTGTTACGACGAACCACTTCAACGCGCCGAGCAACATGACCCATTGCTAAACCTAAACTATCGCCAGATAATCCAATGTCAATATGAACCCAACGCGCCGCCTCTGGATTGAGAATAGGAGTCCACACCTTTTCCGTGAAACCTCCCCTTAAATTACGCTCACCCTGCCTAGATAATTGATCCCAATAAAAATCCCCGCTTTGGTCAATCTGCCAGTCATGCGTAGTGAAAGGATGATTACGCTCTCTATCTATACACTCATCTATAGCTTCCGTCCTATGAATATATGGTGTGATAGCATTTGTAGGAACTCCCGCAATGTCACGAATCGCACCTTCCAAATCTCTATCAAAATCCTCTCTATACTCATCAGGAACATCAATAACAAAAACCTCATTATCGCGAAGCCACACTTCGTCAATAACTTCGTCATCAGCGAGAACCCTAGAACGCAACGAACTAGAACCAACCAGCACTCTAAAACGCTTACTAAGATATTTGCTTTCCTTAACATCCCACGCCGCATACTCTCTAACAAAAACATCCGGCGTATTAACTGAATCACGAATACGCCGACGAACAAAAGAACCTTCTGTTGTCGCAGAAGAGGCAAGAATAAACATCCCCGGAATATCCGACCCAGCACTTTGGAAACGAGACTTAATACGCCTAGTCAAACTAGCATATACTTTCTCCGCCCTATCAAAATGAGCTTCCGTTAAATCCCTTGTCCTACCGCTCACAACCTGCTTACGAGACTCCATAAAGTTAACTTCGTCCATCGCACCGCCAAAAACAGTCTTACCTAAAGCACGCTCTGAATTGCAACTGGCAATCGAAAGCTCTATATTACGAGGAAAGGAAACCAACTCGCCTTGAACTTTTCCACCACGCTCCGGCCAAAAATGCTCATGGAAATAAGGCGACAGATTCAACTTGTCACCAACAGCCGACATCATAACAGTTTTCGCCAAATGCAAACTACGTGACACTAAAACAATGACAATTTCCGACCCCGGAGACAAGCCAAAGACCTCTTGCGGACTTTCAAGACACGAAAGTTCATAAAGCATCCGACAAATGGCCAAACTAAACCACATCGTCTTACCGTAACCGATACTACCAGTTAAGATAACCTCGCGATATTTGCCTTCATCAAAAGCTAGAATCAAATCCTCTCTCAGACGAGGATAAAGTGTTTTTGTACTCGCACCCATATAATATGGATCATCTAGGAAATCAGCCATAGACACAGGATAATGACGATAGCGCATTTTACAAAGAGTAGAGTAAAGTCCACTATTCTCACCATCCTGCATTTCACTCAATACAACATCAAGCAACCTCTTCTCTGACTCAGACAAACCCTCAAGGTTCGCAGACAAAAGGGACTTTTTCTCTTCATCAGTAACAACAGAACGATTCTTGCCATTGCTATCAACAATAATCATGAATCACCATTGTCATCTTTATCATCTTTACCCAATGCGGCCATTTGCTTGACAATACCCAAAACCTTACTAATAGACTCATTGTTGCTAACAGCCTCGCCAACCTCAACTCCATGCTTATCAATCATTTCACCCGCAAACTCAGGAGTTATTTTCAACCGTCCTAATTCACGCCCACCATTAACACCTAAATCCATCTTCATAGAATGGCTCTCAGCTAACATCTTGACTAATGTATGCATGGCTCTTTCATTAGAAGAGAAAAGCAAACCATCAATCTGCCCCTCGCTTTGAACTCCACTATCAATACGATCTTTTTGCATTTGAATAAGCTCTGCCAACTCTTTTATCTCATCAACAGCCTCAGCGACCTCTTTCTTTGCCCTTTCAACAAAGTCAGGATCACGATGCCTTAGTATACCCAAAGCATTAAGCTTCCTTTTGTTGCGAGAAAGAGCGGAGACCACTGTGTTTCTTTCAACATCAGTATATTCCCCTTCCACTAACTGAATATGGTCAGCAATATCAGTCAATGGTGCTCCCAGCATTATCATCTTTTTTATACTCTCATAACAAGGTAGCTTTTCCAAGCGAGACATTCTGTTTCTTTGTTTACTCTCAACTTCCTTATCAAAATCTAAATCATCTTTCATCTCTTCCTCCACTTCGCTATTGCAACCATCATCATGATCTGATTTTAGCGAAAAAAACACATGGTGTCAAACAAAAAAAGCACGGCCACCTGCGCAACCGTGCTTATATACAATACAACAACAGACTATTCCTCATCGCCTTCGGAAAGTATTTGATCTATAAGCTCATCACCATATACGATAGTTTCCGTACTTTCATCATAGACAACAACCCGAACACCAAACGACTTCTCAGTCTTGCCCCAATACTCATTAGGATCATCCATTCCACCATTGATAATACGTCCCTCTGTAGCCATCATATCAGCAGCAACGCTATCCTTATCCGTATTAGCAAGTCCCTTGTACAGTTCCAACGCAGACTCAAAGTTAGACAGTTGATCCGGTGAAAATGTTATTCCCTTGCGAATAGGTTTACTCGAAGGTTTGTTCTTATCTTCTCCATCGTCATCATCCAAACCATCACCACTATTGCTCTCTTTAATAACCTCTTGAATCTGGCGAACGGTCTTATTGCCAAGAGAATTCTTCCAGTCTTGGAAGTTGTCATTCTTAACACGGTCAACTAACATCGACGCCTTTGTCCATCCAATAGATTTAATCCACTCCTGAGCCGCAGGATTAAGCTTGTGCGCCCAGTCGTAAATACGGACAAGCGTTTCACCCTTCCGAACTTGAAACTCCAACTCTTTCTCTACAAACTCTCTGAAATTCTTGAAGCCCCATTGCACATAATACCCACCATTGTAGACTTCATGTAACGTCTCAGCAAGATTCCAATACGCCTTGTCAACATCCTTGAGATAACGAGCCACTTGAGTTCTTACCTCATCGTGGTCAACAACACTCGCCTTGGAATCCACCATCTTCAAGTTAGTAGACTCAGTTGCTTCTTCTTTTGACTTCTTCTTCTTTTCTTTTTTGTCTTTTTTCGACATTTTGCTATACCCTTTCTAGGATCAATTATAATTTGTCGCAACGCTTCTACAATAACAAAAGCATCACGCACATTGTCGTCATCAACCTTTAATGACACATTCATTTCATTCAACCGTCTCTCAACAAAATCCTTAACCTTCTCCCCTCTAGGCGCATTTCCACGCCCTAAAACTATTTTTCTTGACATTCCAACACCAACATAACGCAACCCGCGAAAACCAGCCAAGTACAACTGCAAACGAACGCAACCATTAATCTCCGAGAGAACTGTATTCCGGTTAGGAGTCCCGTAAGCATACTCTTCCACACCAATCTCTTCTGGTTTATATTTGTTGAAAACATCTATAACCCACTCCGATATTTTAAGCAACCGGAGAGTCTTAACGTCAAGAGATGCGTTTCTTGGAAGCTCAATTCCAAACACATCCTCATACAGAACTTCACCATCAGCACTGAGAACGCATACTCCCGCTCCCCTCGCAGATAAATCCAAACCCATTAAGCAAAACACAGCTTTTTAACTCCACATCTTTTTGCACGAGTACAAGTCTTACTGTCACACATTTTCACAGGAATGTCAGTCTCGGTAACTTCGTCCATCCGAATCACACGTATACACTCGCGGCCTAAAGTCAATAACTTGTCAACAACATCCTTATCCAAAACACATTCATGCTCTGCAATATCCGAAGGCCATTTTCCATCACCCTTGCGAATATAAACAAGCCTAAAATGCTCCAAACCCGCAAAATACGCATACAGTGAAGCCTGCCAAATATGCTCAATTTTAGGAGTTCCACCCAGCATAGGATTAACCGAGTCAAAACCATAAGAACTTATCGTCTTCAACTCCAATATCTCAGTCTTATCTGGCCAGACCAGAACACCATCAGTATGACCTGTTATCCCGTCACACATAAACTCCATTTCATGATAAGATAAATCATAGTCACAAACAGGTTTCGACCTCCACAGACGCTCTAGTCCGGGCTTATCCTTAACCTTGTCCCCAGCAAAGAGTCCGTCAAGACCTAACCACCAACCTTGAAAAATATCTCCAAGTTTAGGGAGCAATTCATTTTGCATTTGATAATGATAAGCACTGCCAATACTGAATATCCATGACAATGGTGGTTTTACCGTATCTGTCAACTCTATATCGTGGAAGCGAGCAAGGGCAAACATCCGTGGACACCAGCCCCCTATACCGGACACTCTAATGGTGTCATGTCTCTCAATCTTTTTACTATTACTTCGAGACATAACCCCTGTCAAAGAATCCTTCAACAGAGACGAACCACAAGACTTTTCCTTCGACAGCATATCTCCAACAACACCTGAAATCATCTTCACCTTCCTCTACACAAACCTCAACAAAACTACGAAACTACTTCTTAGAATCTTCTTCTTTCAATTCACCTTTTTTAATCTTGGACAAGCCTTTTATTTTAGCCTTTGAATCAGAAACATCCGGCATATCCCCCATCGGAGCAGAGCTATCTTGCATTACAATTTCAGACGCCTCTCTAACCTTAATTTCTTTCCTGTCCAACCTCTCGTGCATATTGAATTGAATACGCACTACATCTTTAGGGAATTCCGGACCGTACATTTCTCTATACTGCGTAAACCACGCAAGCCCATTGCTAAACCCATCAAGCTTCGCTAGCCTGTCATCAAGTCGCCTTCGCTCTGCCTTGTCAGGACGTAATCCTTTTACAATAACTGTAGCGACCGGAACATTGTTGCCCCCGTCATCCACAACCAGAACCATAGGACTCCCAATTTTATGTGGACACTCACCATTAGGAAACGCTCTCGTAAGTCCATCAACACCACCCTCCAAAATCCTATACGCCTCGTGTCTTGTTAACATAGTCGGCATCTTCAACCACCTTTCCGCGCAATTGATTGCGCAAGCTTTAATACAACCCAACCTTCCAACAACCTCAAAAAAGACCCTTGCGCAATTGATTGCGCAACTTTA